TCAGCCTGTATCTCAGAAGGACCATCAGCAGGCATAAAGTCTGCTACAGGTGCTTCTTCAGGCAGTATTGGTTGACTATCAACAGTCTGAATGTCAACATACTCCTGTAGTGTTTCTACAGGAGTTGTGATCTGTTCTTTAGGTACAGCTGTGTCATCTGGTTTAATATTTTCAATTGTAGGCATTTAATGCTCCTTATTTAGTTCTGTTGTATAATATTGAAACTTTGACCACGTCTAGTAATTTTTTCAGTAGAAATAAATTCAATGTTGTCAATGCCTTCTTCATCTACTATTACTTCTTTATCTTGATAACCTATTAGCATATCAGCAAAGGATTGAGTAACACCCATACCTCTTTGTACTTTATACATATTAGCTATATCAAGCTCAGATATAAGTCCTGGAGGGAAAATGTTTCTTTGTTGTAGTTCTTTAATGTTTAAGATTATTTTACGTTTTGTTTCGTAATCAAGTAAAGGCATCCAAGTGCTAGGTGCTTTACCTTGCCTAATATGCTCTTGATAGTTAACACCATCACCTAACCTAAAGAATTTATCTTTATTAAGTGTTGTATGGGTTGTAAGAGCTTTACCTATTGCGCCGTATAGCTGTGAATCAGTAAAGCCATCAGTCCCCGTAGAAGGTAGGTACAAAGCTATCCCCTCTAAAAGACCTCTATAATCTGCTAAAGTAGCATCTTTATCTTCTGTAACTATTTTAAGCAGTGCTGTAACCTGAGGTATTTTAAGTTTACCTATCTTACCTTCATTTAAAAAGTAATTCATAACTAATGTCTGTTGACCAGGAGCTAATCTTAACTGTCTGGATGCATCTCTAAGCAATATAACTCTATCATTTTTAGAAAATTCAGCAGTTACTTCATATTTACCACTATCAATATCAGTAACTAAATCAATTGTAGCCTGAGCATTTAAATTATTAACTGTATAAGTTTTAGGCTTTAGTTGATCGTTTAATGCTTTCTGTAAAGAGTTAGCAGTATAAGGGTCAGAGGCTTTTAAACTATTTATATAATCTTGTTTACCTGTAATTGTTGGTATAGCATTGTAAGCATTAGTACTACTAACAACATTAGCTTGCTGTCTAGTAGCTGTAGCATTATTATGATCATTAACACGAGCGTTAACTTGCCTCATTACATTAGCTCTTTCATTACCTTCTAACTTACGAACGTCAGAATACATTTTATCTAATTCATAAGGTTGATATTTACTAAATATAGCATCACCTTTATTCTGATAACCAATTAATAACTCTTCTTGATCTATTTGTTTAACCTTCTGTTTCATGCTAGCTTTTAATTGAGCATGCATACGAGGGTCTATTTGTGATTTATGTGCTTCATAAAATGTTTTAGCTTCTTCTGTTCTATCTTCTGAAAGGAACTTAGCAATAATATTACTATTAGCTGAAGATCTTGCGGTAAGTAGCTTCTGTTCAAGCTCTTCTTGTGACCATCCATTATCTACGGATGCGCTGTTTAAAATAACAACTAAGTTATCATCAGCATTTTGGTAGCCGGCTGGGTTTTGATAGTTAAGAATCATATCATCTTGTGCACCAGCAGCAATAGCATTGTTTAAGTTAGATTGATGAACTTTAAACTGTGTAGCCTGATGTCCAGCAACTGATGTTAATGTAGATGCTCTTTGCTGTTCCCACATTTGATTAAATTTACTTGTTGCCAAGTTACTCATACCTTTAGTAGAATTGTTTTTAAAGTCATTCATTGCAGTTTCAGTGTCAGCATATGAATTCTCAGCATTTTTACCAAGTCTAGAGTAGATACCATTTTCAGGATCTGTTAAGAAGATTCGCATTTCATCAGAATACTTTAAAAAGGCTTCTTTAGCATTAGCTTCGTCTTGCTTTTTCTGAATATTAACTGCAAGCTGGCCTAAGTTAGCCAGAGCACCGCCGATTTGTCCGCCAAAGGCAGCTGGATCGGCTTGTATATTTTGTGATCCTTGTAAAGGTTTTAATCTAACCTGAGGATCTATGGTTGGGATTCGAGGACACATATGTTTCTACTTTTAAAATAAAGTTCGTATAATTAGTGTGTTTCAAGTTTAATAAGTGAACAGGGGTTATGTCCCAAAGAGTTTAAGATCGGTTGCAGTACCTAACAAGGTACCTACAGCATTCACTCTACCTGCTTGTAAGTTATTTTTTCCGCCGACCCAGGTCATATTGGCTTGAGTCCTTAAATTCTGGGCTTTGTTGCGTAGACCAAATTCTTCAATAGCTAAGTTATCATCTAAAGTGTTAATATCGATAGCTTCTGTCTCAGCCAGATCAATGTCCCAATCCAATATAGAGCCACTACCAAGTTTAACATTGCCTGCTGCGGCGGTAGTTAAGCCTTCAGCTCTAATCTTTGCGACCCTTCTATATAAGGCTTGTTTATCTTGTTTGCTACGCTCTTGCGCATTAGCAATCTGCATTTCGGTTATCTTTGCATTGTTTCTCAATACCTGAGCATTATACTCAGACATGTCTTTAGTGGCTTGCGCTTGCTTCATTTGTCCGTAGAAGGTCGTTGCCATTCCTATAGTTCCTAATAAAACTGGTGAACACATAATTATTCCTCCTTTAAGGATAATTCGAATTTATGGAAAGGTTTATTAAAAGGCCCGTATGGGTGAACTTCTGATAAAGTAAAGCCAACCCACTTTAACCATTTTACTGATAATTCATTATCTTCTGACACATAGCCAAACAAATAAGGGAAGTGTTTTAGCATTGTATCAATATACTTTTTAGATTCGGTTACAAATGCACTTGAGAATTCTGTTACTTTACCTGTGCCAAGGAACCAAGGGCTGGCTTGTTGGCTATATAAATTAGTACACGCAACACCAAACATAGCTTCTGGTTTATCTTCATATAAGACACACCATACTTCATAAGATACATTAAAAGAAGCTGTTACTGCTTCTAATGGAGTAAACATGTTACTTGCATATACTTCAGCAACATCTGCATCTCTCATGTTATCAGCTATGTGTTGTATGTCAGTGTCCTTTGCGTCTCTGATAGTTATCTTAGCTTTCATTACTTGCCACCTAAACTTACATTCGGCATGAAGCCTAAAATCGTTAATGGTAAAGGTTCGTCTGCTGGCACTACCATATAAATAGTACCTGATTTATTCCATACAGGTGAGATTGCTATATTCTTATCACCAGTAAATAAAGTGATAGGGTCGCCATAATTCTCATCTGTCCGTAATTTCATTTCAACTAAGTCGTCTGGGCTACCACCACTTGCTATCCATAAGGATCTAGTATTCTGTAATCTTAAAGTAACATCAGTAATAGATTTCTTTTTAGATTGAACTGTTGAGCCCTGTGCTGCGATGTCCCAATTTAAAGTTAATACTTCACAGTCATAACCTAAACCTATATGAACTCTTGACGCTGGGTGGTCTAAAGTAACTATTCCTGAAGCTACTGTTTTACCTTTAATAACGTTACCATCAGCTAATATAGCTACTTCTAATCCTTCTAAATGATCTAAGCCAGAGAATGTGGTTACAGATTCTCTGTATATGCCTGAAATGAATTCTCCGTAGGTAAAAGAGTTTACGTAGTCACCATCTAAAGTCAGAAGTATGAACTGAGTAGTATTAGGAACTAATACCCGGAATTTCATATTATCTATTTCTTCCATACCTTCTACATTCTGGAAGTCTACAAAGTCTCCTGATGTTAATCCATGAGGTGAAGGTGTTGTAACATATGTATGAGCACCCCTGGCAATACTAGTTATCTGTTTTGGGTTGTCTAAAGATAAACTTGCATCCATGAATACTGCGTCTTTAATATTTTCATTAGGCAATCTGTTAGTTAGTACTTCTATTCTATTATAGGTACCACCATCATCAGTTCTTTGCACTACAAAGTAAATATCATCCTTAACACCATTAGGAACTGTACAAATGCTTAAGAATTTACCATTTGTATTATGTTCGTGCCACGCCCAAACCTGTTGCTCTTTAAGATAAGTAAGACCTAATAGTAATCCATCATCTCTTACACACCATAATATAGAATCAGGATGCTGTTGGAATGTCCAATCAACGATATAATGATCTTGGAACAAATGACTTACTAATATTGTAAGATCGCTACCGCTATAACCATCTGATTCTAATTGATAAAGTAAATCTCTCATCTTCTGTGCCCCTCTTTGGGCAAATAAGATTGAATTACCTATTACTAATGGTATGATTGGAGCTGCGCCCCATGTGGTTTGTCTGTCAAAACGAACAGATGTAGGTGTAATAGCTGTGCCAACACCATCACTTGAGGATAATAACCATTCAGCACCTGTTGTAAAGACTAACATATCTCTCATTGGCACTAAATGTAATATTTCATTTAATTGATTAGATGAAATAGTAAATTCTACAGCGTCAGTAGCTCTTAAAGGTTGTGAAGTAGCCATATTAGTATAGTGACCAGTTTGTGAGCCCCATATTGTTTGAGGATTGTTATTAGTTCTAGCCCACCATAACCTTTGTTGATAAATGCCAACAGTCCCTGGATAATTGTCAGCGCCAGAGAATGGGTTCTGATTAGTTTGTAAACCTTCGGATGTATTCTCAGTAATATTATCATCAATGAAACTTATACCGTCTGTCTCACCTATTAAGCCATATTGGCCTCTGGTGTTTTTATAAACTCTATAAGTATCAGCATCTGTTACAGCAACCCATGACAGGCTTACAAGTGAGTCTGCTAACCAAGTTCTGTCTACATTAACAGAATGGGTATCTGCTATTTCTGTTATAGACTCTTCCCCATCTATAACTGTTGATACTCTGTAATAAATTGTTTTTATAGTTGTACCAGGTACAGGATTCTGTATGCCTGATATAGAGGAAGTCGTAGCTACTGAGGATTCAAAAGATAATGCTTCAAATTCCCAGTTAGAATGACTGTAACGTGTAAGTTTGTAAGGTGGATAGTCATAATGTGCTAAGTACATTACATCAGCTGTCTGAGCATAGTTAATAAGGTTTAAACCATCTAAGTCTTCTGAGTATGGTGAGTATACAACAGTTGGTGTTTCTAAATAGCCAGTGGCTTTAAACTGAGGGGATGTATCATCTGTGAGTCTTACATATATAGTATTAAAGCCTAAGCCATCTAAATCATTGTATGTCCATCCTCCGGGTGCTAATACACCTCCTACTTGGTAGTGCATTGGCACACCATTTTCATATACAACACCAGGTACTGCTTCACCTGTACCGAACACTGGGTCAACTATATTAGGATCACCACTGGTAGCTATATCTACAAAGTAATACTGTGTAGCTGTTCCGCCTGTCATAACTCCGTAAGTTCCGCCTGTTAATGAACGTTGAACTATTCCACCATCTTTGAATACTCTCATATAACGATCAGAGAATTCAAGTACATAGTTTTGATCAATTGAAAAGGAAAAAGGTAGGATTCTTGATGAGAGTGAGGCATAACTTAAATGTCGTGTGCCAGGTCTATTAGATACACCTCCATGAGTATGGCAAATTACATTATTAAGATAAGCAGCACCTGTATGAAACTTAGCAAGATCAACTCTTGCTGCTAATGAAGGAGATAACTCTCCCGCTGTGAAGGACGGTTGAAGTGTTTGTATACTCATTAGTTACGACTCTCTATGATTTCGTTACCGAGTGGTAATTGATTTCTACTTTCTGAAGCGTCAAATGCTTTAGCTTTAAGTTCAGCTCTGTCTGCTAATTGAAGTAAGTTATTTACTTTATTTATATCACCTACAATTGGTAATGCTATCTTAGACGCTATTAAATAAGCTAAGGCATCTGAGAATGCTGGTGTAAAGTAACCTGCTGTCTCTTCATCTTTAATATAAAAGATCTGAGCATATTGTATATTACAATAAAGTTTACCGCCTCTTACTTCATATTCTACATCAGCTGTATTTGCAATTGAATGAAGTCTAATGACTCTTAAAGTATCGGCAGGTAAAGTATATGTATAAACGAAATTAGTATCATCTGCTGTTAGCTCTGCTAGAATAGGAGATAATACTGTGCAAAAGTTGTAGTCGTGCATGTAAAGCAATTCTTTTCTACATATATCGTAGAAGTGCTTACAATAGCTAGCTTCCTGTGAAGCTTCGTCTACGCTTTGTATAGTAGCACTGCCTATATATAATAAAGCACTATTCACTATATCAATTTTAGTCATGTCTTATCTCCTGTGTGTTTAATTAACTAACATAATTCTATATCTATGTACCATTCTTAGTTTCAAATGGTATGTAGATAGTAGAGAATTAATCTATCAATGTTATTTTTTATCTTTGATTTCTTTTTTAGGCTTAATTTCTTTCTTAACTGGTTTAGCTATAACTTCAACCTTTTTAACTTCTTTCTTAACTGGTTTAGGTACATTAGTGACTACAACCTTAGATGTAATAACTTCAAATAGATCACCTTGTTGGGTTGATTTATTAAATTTAATAACATCAGCTTCAGTAAGTTTACAAACATCGCCTCGTTTACGATATACAGTTGTTGTATCTTTTTCACCTTTAAGATAACTATCTTTCAATACTTTAACGTTTACTAATTTATTCATTGATTCTCCTATATATAGAAAAAAGGAGACTCAATCAAGAGCCTCCTTTAATTCTAAGTTCTAAAGCTTAAAGGCTGTTCTTGTAGTCAACATCCATTGTGAGAAAAGCATTTAAAGTTGAATCTGTTAAGTTGGCTGTGCCTACAGTATAATAAACTCTAAGGTACTGCTCAACACCATAAGGAAGTCTTACCTTAACTAAATTAACATTAGCTACTAAAGAAGCCAATGGGATAGCGGCGGTCGCAAAGAGGGTAGTTGCAGATGAGAAAGATGTATTATCATCTGTTTCAATAGTGATAGTCAGTGTTGCTGCTCCACCTGAAGTTGCAATGCTTTTGCTATTAACGACTAAAAAAAGTTCTTTATTTGCATTACCAGCACTACCAAAATCTATATAATCTGTGCTTGCTGCTGAGGCAGTTACTACCTGTTCGTCACTTACTTGAAGTTCTTTATCGAGTATCATTTTATATCTCCTTATTGAAATATGGTTGTGAGGGACTAATTAAAGTCCCTCTAGATTAAATTACTAAGTTTGGTTAGACTAATTATAAGATTTGGTCTTCGTTATTCAGAAGTGCATCACACTCTCTGATTGGAATTCCACGGAAAGTTAAGATCTCTCTACCCTGAATTTCTTTATACATCAGCGCTGCATTAGACTTTGCTAGCGTCTGGATGTCTAAAAACGTACTCACTGCATCATTACAATAAATTGCAAGTCTTGCTGTATTTCTGATAGCCATTGGGATCTTATGGATAGCCTGGATGATCATGTTAGTCAGGTTAGCTGGTGTTGTATTAGCGATAAGGTCGGAATAATCGATATTAGCAACACGAGCAACTGCTCTCCAATCTCTTACTGCAAGTCCAATGTCCCACATGAAGTTAGTCTGGTAGGCTTTGAATTTATTACCAGCGGAATCTGCTACAAGGTCTTCTCCGAAGTCTTTCATCTGCAGTCCAGCTTCAGAACCTTTAGGGAAGATACCATGAACTGTATCAGGACCCCAAGCTACTACATAAATAGAACAGTTGTCGGAAGCGGTTCCGCCAGCGTCTACGATGTTATAACCAGCATTAGCTGAGTCTGTAGAAATAAGATTGTATCTAGGAGCGAATCCCATGAAACGTTCTTCATTAACATCTGTGTCACCATAGAATAAAGTAGTAGCTAATGATTCATTGAAAGCCTGCATGAATGCTTTGTCTTCATTGAAACGTGTTTTTACAGCATTACCGGAAAGTTTGAGTATTTTAGAATCAACTAAAGAGTTGGCTTCCAGCATACCACAAGTTTCTGTAATCTGTTGAGTTGTTGATTTTGTTTGAGCTACTCCACCATACATTTTTCTCCATGTAAGGGTAGGCAGTCCTGTTCGTGTAGTGGTAACGTGGCCTGTAGGGAGATTACCTTCAACAAAAGCCATATCTTCTAAGATACTGTTTGTTTTGCTGATTACTTCGATAATCTGTGCAGCGTTTCCATTAGGGTCCATTCGTTTAGCGAGATCTGAAAGTGTGAATTCTTGTCCAATTACTGGCATGGTTTAACTCCTTATAAGTTAGGTTTTTTATTACTATTTCATTGATGGATACATTTTAGCCATTTTTTCGTCTTGGCTTTGTATCCGCGGCTTGTCATTGTCTTTGTATACGCTATCTTCAGAGATTAGTTTACCTACATTAAGTATAAACTTTCTAATGACTGGATTATCTCCAACCCAAGTTGTACTAATTAGTTCGGTAAATTCATCATCTCCAAATTTAGCAATTGCCTTAGCTGCAAGAGCTTGATTTGCGTCAAAGGCAGAACCTTCTGTATCTTTAATCTCTTTAACCCAGTCGGCTCTCATCTTAGATGCTTCAACAGTAGCAGTTTTATAGGACTCTGCTTGGTGTTCTGCAAGTAATGTGACAAGTTGCTGACCTTGCTCTTGGGTTAAGTTCATGTCCTTAAAGATTGGCATAGCCTTCTCTAAAAGAACTGTGTCTAGTTCGATACCTTCTGGTGCTGTAAACGCCTCATAGTCGCTCTTAATGTCTTCTTTATCAGTTTCTTTAGTGTCTTCTGTTTCACCTTCTTTAGGTTTAACATCACCTTCTTTAGGTTCTGCGTCGTCATCAACAGGCTCTTTTTTCATTGAAGGATAAGCATTCTCTATAGATTTCTCTTCAGTTACTTCTACAGGTGCTTTTTCGGTTACTACTTCTGGCACTTTTACATCTGACAAAATAGACTTTTCTACAGCAGCTTCGGGTTCGGTGTTAGTTATTTCCTGTACCTCAGGTGCTTTTGGGTCATTAGGCATTGTTGTCGTCTCCTTCTATTTTATTTTGCTTCATAGCTTCTAATACATTATCAAATTGTCTTGTCCAAGGTAATTCAGTTAAGTTTTCTACCTCCATTTTATAATATAAATCAGGACAGACAAGTTTTACTTCATCTATTATGAATAAGCCTACTGAACGCATACCTTCATAGTAAGTACCAGTAGAATTTCCAGTAAAAGTAGATTGATAAACATGACACTTACTTAATAATCGCCATATAAAGGCCCTACCAGAAGGTGTAAGCATCAGATTAAGTATGTCTTGTTTCTCTTTCTCTGAGGCTACTTTCTCTTCTAAGGAAGTACCTTTACCTTTATTTTCACTCATGTATTCTCCTTTAAATGTAAAATGTACGTATAATTAATGTGTTTACTATTTCAAACCTAAAACCAGGTACAAACAATTATAATAACCTTTGTGGTTAAAATATACCTTTCTTTAATTCAAATGGGATGTACCCGGTAAAGATTTAATCTATCCCTGTGGCTGTTGACTCATTGCATCTGTAATTGATGATAACATGTTATCACCTTCCATTGAGGTTTCTGACGCTGTTTTAGCAGTCTGTGCCGCAGATGCTGCCAGTTCAGCGGCTTGAGCCATCTGTTGCTGTTGAGCTCTCTGCTGTCTAATAGCTGCAATCTCATCATCACTTCTAATTACTTTAGCTGGAGTGCCGATAGCCGTTGCGTAATCCACTACTAGTTCGTCCATGTTAACATTATCTAATACTGATGGATCGATCTGGGCTACACTACCTACAAAGCCTGCAAAGTTACTTAAAGAAGCTGTTACTGCTTGCTGTTGAGCTTGATCTAACATTGAGATATAGTTAATCTTCATATCTAATCCAGATAAATCTTCAGGAGGTTCAGGTAATTGACCTGCTCTAGCCATTATAGCAAACACTCTATCTATAATAGGTGCATGTAGTTCTTCATGTAGTCTAGTGAGTACTGGTCCAAGCTGTAAAAGCTTTTCAGTATTACGTGCTACTATCTCAGTTGCTGTAACTGGAGTTCTATCTGTTGGTAATGAATTAATCATCATAAATAGATCATTGAAGAAAGTATGTCTGATCCTTTGTTCTACTATTTGAATCTTATAATTAATTGCATTATGATCTAACTGTACTTGATATAAAGGTGTTAATCCCATCTTACCATGAAGTTCGTCATTATATGTAACTCCACCTGGCATAGTATTGATTGCATTACCTTTAAGTGAACCTGGCCCTACTAAAGGTGGTTCGATAGCTAATGCTAATGCTGTTAAGGCTTGTGATTCCATCTTCTGTAACATCTTAGTATTACCGATAGCTTTGAAACCAGGGCATACACCGTAAACATCAGTAGCTATTGTCTGCCATCTAACTGCAACGAATGGTTTATCATCAAAGCCACTAATAGATAATGCTTTACAATCAGGAAAACCTTTCTCCCAATACAAAGATCTATAGGCTTTATCATATACACCTTCTAACTTGTAACGGTCGTCATTAGGTTCAATTAGGTTACATACGGGAATATAAGTATCCAGTAGTCCTTCGTTGAATGAACTTTTAACAGAAACTGATACATTCTCGATACCGAAACGTTCTACAATCTGTCCTACTGTCATGTTCATATCTCTATATAATGTATCTACGCGATTAGTATCGTCTACACCTAATGCATATTCACCTATAGTCATTGATTTGCATCTAACACCTGATTTAATATCTTCAAGTATGTATGCTACAAATGTACCAAAGGAGCCTAATTCAGCATAAGCATTGAAAAAACAGTTATAAACATTAGATCTTGCAAAGGTTGTGGCCATTCTCTTTGCTACTTCGTCTAACCATATTCTAACATCTTGTCTGTCATTTAACTCTTCATTAGATAATGCAAACCTAAACCAAGGCTTAGATGGATTAGTTAAACCAGACTGCAAGCCTGATGCTAATACACCTACTGCGTCTTCTGCTGCATTGTTTAATATACTAGTGTCTTTACGTTTACCATCATTAGCTTGGTAAGACCCTTGAGCATAAAGGTTTCTACCACGTTCTGGTGCCATGTATTCTTTTACAGTGAACCAGCGACTTCTCCATGATTCTCTTTGAGCTAAAAGTTCTGACACTCTAGCGCTGATAATCCTTCTAGCATTCTCATTGATTATATTTGGCATAAGTACTCCTTATTGTCCTAGTAACGATTTGTTTCTTGTACTTGCTTCATCCTGTAAACCAAGAGCACTAGTTTTAATGTTATTAGTTAGTAATGATTGTTTCTTTTTAACATTAGCTCCTGCAGTAGAAATATTCTTTGTTGCTTGAGCTGGTGCTATTTGTTTTGGTGCGATAGGTGCTGGTACTTGGGGTGCGCTTGTTCCTAATCCGAAGAATTTGGCTGAACACATAATTGGTATCTCCTTGTGCTTATTTAAAAGCTATTTTTAATTTCTTTTTACGCTAATGGGTCGTAAGTATTATTTGCTTTAGTAACTGTAGTATCGAATATTGATTTCTTTCCAAGTTTGCCAGCGAATGTTAATGCTAATGCATCACCGAAATCAGGTGAATGTCCTGTTCGTTTCTTCATATCTGCTTTCTTTTCTAGTAAAATTCTACCTTGAGCATCGTACGAATATGTTGGCGATGTAAGGTCTCTAATCAGTTGTGGGTGATTAGGTATGATTCCTCCTGCTTCCAACCATTCTTTTATTTGCCAGTACATGAATGATCTCATGTTAGCAAACATTGGGTCAGGACTCTTACCACCAAAGTTAACTTCTATGCACTTCCTATTAGATGTACGAATATAATCAACTGTTCCTGCACCTAATCCACCTACGTCTACAAATGTTCCGTCTGAATGGTGTGCGTCTTCTTCATGCATAGCATAGCCGCCTAACTCGGTTGTAGATGATTTACCCCATGACTTAGGTAAAAAACAGGCTAGTCCTTGTCGTCTAATTATAACAGATTTATCGTCACCATAGCGCGCTACGTCAACTCCAAGAGCGATTGGTGCAAAGTCATAAGCACTTTTAATTAAATGTTTGCCTTTGGATGCTGTTATTAAATCTATTGTTATAAGCGTGTTATCGGTAGAAGCTGACCAGTCGCATAAGTATTCTTGTCTATAGCCAGTATCTGACATATTTTCTTTAGCGTCGTCAAGTTCCTCTTGAGTTATCCAAGGTAATATACCTACTGTATCAGTAGCTCTGACAATAGTTGTAAACCATTTAGGGTTGTCTAAAGCTTTATTATATAGCTCGTACAATTGGTTTTGTCCTTTAGGTGTACCAATGAATACTGCCCAGCCTAATCTATCCATTAGCATTGGCCTTACAATTTCACCCCATACAACAGCAGGTATAGAAGCATACTCATCAAGTACTACACCGTCAAAATATAATCCCCTTATACTTTCAGCATTACCTTTGTCTGAACCGTACAAAGTAATCCTTGCTTCATTATGAGTAAACTCTATGTATAATTCTGATTCATTTACCTTTTTACCTGGAATATCTTTTACTGCAAGCTTTAATTTAGCCCATGCAATACCCTTAGCTTGATTTCTTTTTGGAGCAATATAACCAAACCGAGGCAATATGCCAGTACTTCTTATAGCGGCGTCTATTAAAGTGTTTATTGCAAATATAGTTTTGCCGCAGCGACGATGCATAATAGCTACATTGTAACGCTTAATTTGTTTATGCATACTAAACTGAAAAGGATGAGGTATATATCCAGTGTTAACAGTTAATATATTTTTGTTTTGGTGATTATTCATCTGTAATTTCCTCATATGTAGCATCTTCTATAATAAAGTTAGGGTCAGGAGCAGGTACACCTGTTATAACTTGAACATCTTGTATATGTTCTATCTGCATCTCTTTCTTATCGACAAGCATGCCTTTAGTCTTGGCTAATAACTGTGCTGCTTGTATTTGTTCTTTAACTGTAGGAACCTTCTCAAGTTTAGTTGCGTCTGCTAATAAAGTTGTTTGTGGTTCACCACGCATAATGCTAGTTAAAAAGGATAACACTTCACACTTATCAGCAAGCATAGTAGCAGGAGTCTCAGCTTTATCAATTAAAGCTAATGCTTTCATGAATCTAACTGTTTTAGTTTGTTCTTGCACGTAAATGATTGATAAGCCTACTTCTAATGCTAACGCTTCAGCATTGTCGCCTGTGTAACCTTTAGCAACTAACTGCATTTTAGGCGATAGCATTTCATAAGCGGAACGTTTCCTTTTAGCCATAATGTTTATCCTTAGTTATTTAATTGAGCCATTACTGCAATAATCTGATACCTTAATATAATTAATATAGTGGCATTGCTTGCAAAAGTAATAATCCCTATGATCCATTTAAGTCTGTTTGTTGTTTCTATTAATCCTACTTTCCCGTTACCTAAAAGGATCTTATTATGCTTCTCTAAAACCTTTTCATTCTGCTCACGTTTATACGCTTCAGTACTGAATCTTTCTTTCTCTAGTGCTATATTGGTATGAATAATAGTTGTAAGTTCTGATATACGCTGATGAATCTCTTTCAAATCATTACGTATGTCGTTATGTTCGTTGGTATCTGACATGTTATTATATCTCCTCGTTTGTTATTGTTCTATCAAGAACTATTAAATTACTAGCGCCTTGATCTGCT